GCTCCGGGCCTCTCTTGGTGCTTACGGCACCCATTAGTCGCTAGTCTTTCCTAGCGTCAGTCCGGCCCGGAGCGTTCTGGGTTGTCGAACAAGAGTAAATAAGGCCTACTAGCAGTTCTGTGTCAAGACTTTTTTCTTCTAGCATAGTTAGCACCCTTGCGTCTATTAGTTGGTTTGGAAACTATGCGTAGGTTGGATTTAGCGTTCGTGCCGCCCTTGCCTTGTGGCTTTTTGTGGTCTACCTCACGGGGATCACCCGGACGGAGTTTCTTCTTCCTTCGAGCCTTGTTTGCGTTATTCCTAGCATTCTTGGCTTTCCTAGTCGAATGAAACTCTGCGTACTCTTTTTTGTAGTCCCGCTTTTTAGTCATATCAGACGCTCCACTGGCTCTGAAGCCTTGGGTCTGTAACCCCATCATATCCAGCCTCGTCAAGTTTACGCTGGATCTCCATAAACTCTTTCAGGACTTCCTCATGCTCGGGATCTCTTGAATCCCTGAGAGACCTCATTAGAGCCAACTTGCGTCCACGCTCTGCAAGTTTCGCTGCACTGTCGCCCATTGAGGCCATGCCCGTTTCGGAATCTGGTGTTGTGTCGTCTGCCATTTGTTCTCCTAACTGAACCATGAAGTCCATAACTGCGGGATGGTGGCCCATTCCGGTTTCTTCCATTACTGCCTTCAAATCTTCATTTTGATTTACAAAGTGATTCAAAGCCCTTTCTGCCAATGCACTCTTCTTATCTAGGTCTTCACCGTAGATACGGGCAGCGGTCCTCTTCCATCCCTCGATGGCTTCGGACTTCTGAGTCGCTCTAGCCATAGCCCCGTTCTCTCTGTTTTCAACGAGTGCTTGGGCTAGGACTTCCCACTGCTTCAGAGTCACCTTGTTCTTATGGGCAACATCCCTGATCTCGCCCAACAATTGATCTTCGTCATACCCCTCTGGTTGGGCATATCCGTCCCGTTCGCTAGGTACTCCCATCTTGGAATGAAACTCATCCCAATCTTCTTTCGGAGAGTTCTCCGTTGGGACTCTAGCCCCGGAACCTAGTTTCTGGCTAAGTTCCTGGTAGGACTTCGCTAGATCCTCTACCGACTCGAACTTTTCTAGCAGGGCGTCCCTGTTGTCCAAGCCGATTGGTAAATGCTCATTGAGTTCGCTCATTTTGCCTCCTGTTCCCTTTCCCCTTGCTTCAGCAACGCCACAATCTTGTAGTACGCCGCTTTCATCCCTTGTCTCTTAGCAAGTGCTAGCGGGTCTATCTGGGTTCTATGAGGAAGCCCAGATGCTTCCATCTCTCTGTTATAGACCTCTTCTGGCTCTAGAGTGTCTTCAATATGACAAACTTTTCTAAGGTACTTTAGAAACTGCTCTCCCGATTCGGTCTTCAGGAAGTTTGAAACATGGGTAATGAAGATTACCTGCTCCTTCGGAATCACTGAATGCCTACCTGTCCTTGTTGCGGTTGAGCGGAAGGTTGCTGCTGCTGTTGCTGCTGTTGCTGCTGCATCATGGCCTGCTGCTGCAACTCCCTCTCAGCCCTAGCCATTCTCATCGCCTCTATCTCTTCTTCCGTTCTAAGAATCACAGCAGGAATGTCGCTAACCATAGCGTCATACTTGGCTAACTGGTCTGGAGAGATATCGTCAAGGTAGACAGGGTTCTGCGTTGCTTGATACAGAGCAAGTCTACGCTCAAGAAACGCCTGGATACGCATACTGCCGCTAGCCTTCTGAGCAGTGAAGAAAGGTGACTGATATGAAATCTCTACTTCGGCGTTAGGCATTTTCTCTGCCAGCATATCCAGTTCTGGCAAGTGTCCCGACCTCTGCATGACATCGATAATGCTAGTAATCATTGGGTCAAGAAACTCGTAGTTTACGATATCCGCACTGGCACTAAGCCTCTGCAACGCTCTTGACTGCCGCTGGCGGCTCTCTTCTGCGCTTCTAGGTTGAGTTTCTGGTTCGTCCAGCAAGTCACCAAGGAATGCCTTTTGTATCTGCTCTCTGTCAAGTCTGGCAATTGCATCAGCAACATCGTATCTGGTTTCAGACTTCAAGTATTGCGGCCCCATCTTGATTGGCGGCCTTGTTACCATTAGCCCGTTAGGCGTAATGTCCAGTTCTACCATAGTGTCGTGTTCAACCATGAGTGGCGGATTTAGATCCTTGCCAGCGGCAATTAGGATCTGCCTACGCAGTTCGTTGATCCCTAGTGCGTCTGCCCTAGCAAGGTGCCCCCTGCCTCTCCCGTAGTCTTCTCCGTCAACGACCATCCATCGTGCAACTATGTATGGGCACGACTCGAACCCTCCCTCTTTCAGAACTCTAGGGTTTATCCTCTGCTGTTCTAACCTTAGTCTTCGGAACCTTGTTTTCGTTCTCGTACACGAAATGCAGAAAACTAACAGGCTCCATCGGATTATCTATACTCAAGGATTGATCTACTTCTTCGCCTGCGTATCCGCCAAAGAACCTGAACGCATCAATCGCAGGCATCTCTATTTCCCTAGCAACAAAGAAAGGCTTCCCCTTGTGCCCAATGCTCCACCACATACGCCCAACCGGAATAGCCTGGAACACCAAGCCTCCAAATGTGGACCCCTCGCTGTTCAGCAGCGGCTCGTCCTCTTTGACATGGAGAGTTCCATTTCCAAGAACAGCGAAGTCTCTAATGAATGTGGCTGCTTCCGTGTAGAAGTTAGAATCCGCTAGCGCAGATAGAATCTTTTGCGCTACACGGTCCAAGATCATTCTGATCTCTATTTGACCGTCGAACGGTGGCTTGGCCCTTAGCCTCACCCAATCAGTCCCGCTAGGAATGATTGCACCTTTTAGAAAGTTCACGAACATATCTGCCGCTTGCATGGCTGTTGTGTCAAAGACCCCGTTGATCCTTCGGCTTCCTGGCGACTTGAGAGTCGTTATGTCTCCCCGATATGGCATCATCAGATCGCTAATGTCCTGCCACGATGATTCAAAGTTCTTCCGCTTTGTCTTCAGGGACTCAAACCTGCTTATGAGTTCCTGTACTTTTTTATTCATTATTCTTATCCCGCCTAATGCCCAGCAAAGAAGTCATACTCAGGCAACTTGAAGTTGGACAGTCCTGTCTTGTTCCCTGACTCTGCATATCGAAGCATCATTATTCCCTTATGCAAAGCGTCGATCAGGTGATCTTCTTGCCGCTTGGCTACCTTACCATGATCGTGCTTGTACCGTCTCTTCTCGGCCATGAACTTCTGGCAAGTCACAAAGACCTTGAACCTGTCTGTAGCCATTCTCTCGCAAATCTCTTCAACCACGGTCATTATCGCAAAGGACTTCTTCCCGTCCGGGCTAACCATGTGGGAGAACTCTCTTAGCATATTTACGCCATAGTCCTTGTACTTGCCAGCGATGGTAGACCCATCAGTGAATCCTCGGCCACCGTCATGGGGCCAAGCGCAAGGAATGGTAGATCCGCCCATATTGAGCAGCCTGTGGCAGTACATGGGGAATTCCTGTTCGGAATCCTTGTATTCACCTGTCAGGTACACAATGTCCGAATCCGAGTCGTATGCTAGCCTAACAGCAGCAAAGGTGCCTACCCCGTGGGGGAAGTCCAGCCCGATAATCTTCTCCCAGTGGCGAGGGATCTCAAAATCATTCACATACAGGAACTCGTCAGGAACGGTGTAGATCAGCCCCGCACCCCTGACCGGGCGACCGTGCAGCCTAGCGTCTGCTAGCGGGTGATTCGCATACTTGGTCTTCAGACGGTTGCGGTCGTCGTCAGACATATGATCCGCATCCTCGATATCGTAATTCAGAAGGAAGCGAACTTCATCATTGTCTGAGTTGTCAAACAGCAAGTAGAGTTCCGTCTCGCCACGAAGAGGGGTCATGGCTATATCCATATACCCGTTAGTAGAGTTCAGTCGGGCAGAGAACTCGTCATACACCTCAAATGGCGGCTCCTCGTCACAGCCAATCCAGTGCAAGGTATAGCCCTGTAGGCGTTGCCACCCACTCGAATAGGAGAACACATAGCACTTTGAGTAGCCGTCAAACTCACCGAACTCGTCATGGTGGCGTACTTCAAAGTAGTCGATCTGATTTGCCACCCCTCCAGAGATCCGCACAATACGGTCTTGCTCCACTGCATGGAGCGGAATGTACCCAGTGCCACGATCCGATACCGGACCCAGTAGACGCTCGCACAGGAGGTCTCGGGTGGATTGGGCAGTCTCGCCACCAATCGCAGCGTTGATCGGCTCGTCAAAGCGTGGACCTTCGTATCCGTCCGGGTATAGCCCGGTAAGGTGGTATGCGGCCTTCATGCACAGAGCAGTGGACTTACCAGCCTGATTTAGCCCTGAAAACAAGGTCTCGTGGGATTCAGCACAGATATAGTCCCACTGGCGAGCGTTGGGCGTGAGGCGAGAAAGGATGTCAGAGGAGAGCCGCTTGTTCAGTTCCTCTTCAAGTTTCAGTTGTTCTATGAGGGCAGTACGCTCCTCTTCGCTAAGTTCACTCATTTAGCAACGCCTTCCAGGCTAAAGATACCTGGTGTGGGACTTGCCCGTTACCAAGTGCCTTCAATCTGCTCGCTCTGTGCCTTCTGGTCAAGGTCAGCCTGGGGATCTGCCCTGGTTCCTTATCCCATGACATAATGCTGCTAGCAGGCAACGGATCTAGCGAAGTCCAGCCTATGGGCATTCCCATGAGCCACTCGACCCAATCCGGGTTCAGCCTGCCTCTATTCTCTGGACCTTCCCATACTGCCCTGCCAAGAAGTTTATTTACTGGCACATTGGGACAGTACAGCCCGTCCTTCCAGTCTCTCGCCGTTGGCGTGGGCCACAAGCCACCAACGCTTGCGGAGGTGCGGGGCACCTGCGTCTCTCGCTGATATAACTCCCCATTCAGCATTATAGCCGAGTTCGGCCAAGTCTCGGGACAATACTCCTCCCAAGTGTTGAACAACGGGAGGTACATTCTCCAAGAGGATGTATCGGGGTCGTATCTCGCTAATGATTCGGGCAACCTCCGGCCAGAGATTCCGCTCGTCCTCAACTCCCTTTTGGAGTCCACACTGGGCGTAGGGCTGACAGGGGAACCCAGCAGAGACAACATCGATGATGCCAT